ATCATCTGTCTGAACCGGTTCGGATTTTTTCTTCTCGGACTGTTTATTTACCTGTTGTTTCAATTTCGTACTAACTTCTTTTCTAATTTCTATCTTCCTTTTGCGTACATCGGTTGTTGTTTGGGAATTGTTACCAGATACGTCTTGATTTTCTGTTTCATCAATGATAGGATCAGTCACTATTCCTATCACCTTTGCATTTGTATCTGCCGCTTTCTTCAAGCCTGTAGCCGATGTTTTTGTCGTTTCTTTGGCTGTACCGTATAGAAGTGTGTATACAGTTTGAATAAGTGGACTAAATAGAATTGCAATGGATTGTAATAATTGATAAGTTGCATTGATTAACCCATCTAAAGTATCACCTAAAACGCTAAACACTTCAATGTTATAGTGATGTAGAATTAAAAGAAGAATAAAGACTACAACTATAGTATAATTTCCCATAGCAAATATAGGAAATGCTGGAATGTATGAGTAGGATGCGCGCGTTGATTTTGAGATATTGGCACTAATTGTATTATTAATTGTGTCACTACTTCCAGTGCTACTTGCAACATTATCCACATTTCTGTATACAGGAGTTGATTTCTTAATTTCGGTATCTATATCGGTTTTAAACCCAATATCCTGTTCTGTTGTCGGGACTGTTGTTTGTATAGAAGGTGTATCATTATTATTCTCATTTGGATCACTATTGTTTTTAACAGAAGATATAATTTGGCTGGCAAAGCTCATTTATTATTGGAGGATATTATTTATTTTTATTACATATTTATAATCGTTTATTTCAACTCAAATAAATACAATAGCTGGTCAACCACGCCTAACATTTCATCACGAATATTGTATAAATTACTATCTACAACAGGATCCATATATTTATTGAGGCCATACAGTGTTTTTTTGAACCCCTTCATTTTCTTGACGAACTCAACTTTATTTGGAATATTACATCTACTTGTTTGGATGTTATTGATCCTCTTATTCGTTTTAGCGAGCATGATTTCCACAAAACCATCTATATGTTTATTCAACTCTTCGTATAACATGTCAGTGGCTTTATGTTGACTATATGACCCTGTACTCCAATGGTATACCTTGACACAATTCAATATTGTTAAGAAATCATGAATGATTTGTCTGCGAACTGCTTGATTTAATTGATGTTTCTTCGTTTTTGGCTTATTAGTAGCGGTATTTTTTATGGTCTTCCTATTTTTTCTGACAGGTTTCCTCGTGATTCGCTGGGTTCTACTTGACATATATATATATATAGTAAGATAAATATATATAGAAAGAGTTATCTGTGTTTACATAATGTAGTGGTATTCATGCATGGTATATGTGTTTATTGAAAGAACCACCTGAATGAGAGGAAGTTCATTTTAAAACTCCCTAATATTCCTTTCTCGCCAAATTGGTTAGTCAATGTAGCTGGTTTTTTGTTCAATAATTCAGTATTTGCACCATCTCTATAGATGTTACCTATTTCTCTGGTACCAAGACCATAGTTGAAATACCAAAGATTAGAAACATATCCAGCAAATCCTTTATTTTTACCAATGTAAACATTATTATAATTTTGTCGAGGAAGACTGCTTAGTTTGTAGCGTTTAACAAATGCGGTGTTCATAAAAATATCGATTGTTTTGTTCTCACATTTGATGATAACATTCACCCATTTTTTCATAGGAATATTGTCTACTTCAAATTTCTCGATAACTTTATCGTATGTATTAAACACAAACATCATTTTGTTATCATATGGTGTTAAATATACACCCGGACTATTGATGATGTTGTTTATATCATCTATCTCCACAGGTACTCCATCCTCATCTTTCTGAGCTTGATATAAGTTATCACCCTTTACAAAAACGTTTTTTAGCTCACCCCGACGATAATCTAAATCTTCAAGATAAATCCAAAATGACCAAGAGAATTCGAGACCTTTATCTTCGTTTTCGGAAATAAGTATTGTTTTTGCACTTGAATCGTGTGGATTTTGAGTGATCTTCATCTCAGCATCTTTCGTGTCCACCATACCATCTATTAAATGAGGAGAATTACTCGGATACTTAAAGAACAACACAAGTGAAATAATATAATTAAAAAGTAATACACCCACAACCAATAATATTAATATAAACACTACGTTTGTGACCATATCATTCGAATTAACAAATTCACTAGCCTGTTGTGACATACTTTTCTTAATCCCATATACATTTGTTGCTTCCATTATAATAAACGGAGAGAAAAATAGAATAGGTGTGTATCGATATAATTCAAATAAATCAGGCACTTTTGTCTTAATGCATTAAAATACAACTTCCCCATTTTTACTCACTACGAGGTCGACATCATAGCTTGTCGGGCTCAATATATTGGACTCGCTCCATCCTTTTTTGTACATACTCCATACAGTTTGAGGGTCTACAACGTTATTCACGTATTTAAATTTGGATGTATAACCTGCAAATCCTCCGTTACTTGTCATCTCCACACCAGTACCTTGGTTGTATTTGGGTACATTCTGCATTACACAAGTTTTTACAAGTTTTCCGTTGATATATATGTCGATTGTTTTTCCATGAATGCTCACAACGGTGTGTATCCATTTTTGAATAGGAATATTTGATACTGCGCACTCGAATTCAACTGTGTTCATTTGTGAATCAGCGGGATCAAAAGTATCTATTTTCACCACAAGGTCATTTTGAGTTGGTGCATAAAATACCTCTAAACCTTCCTTCTTGAATATAGTCTTTTGTTGACCGTAGTTGTAGCTCCAATTATTCAAGTACGTCCAAATTGAAAAAGAGTAATCAGTAATCTTTTTGTCATCAATAGCAATGCCCATATCTTTATTGGGAATAAAGACTTTCTTCGTAGCATCGAGTAGTCCAGTGATTCCATCTCCACTGGTAACTTTATTGAATACAAAATATAAGATTATAACTACCAGAATAAAAATAATGATTAATGTGAGATCCATCCTTATATAATATAATACGAAAACTTTTTTCATTTTATATGAAAACATTAATATAAAACAAAATGGAAACGTTCATTTACAAATTTTCCATCATCGTCTTTTTTCCGTGACAAGTCCGACAATAGGCAACCAAATTTTCCACATCATTCGAACCTCCATCTGCTAAACGTATGATATGATCTACTTCAAACCATGCAGGTAATTGTTCTTTACATTCACCACATTTCCAACTTTGTTGGGAAGCTACCCATTTCTTTTTGGTTTCACTAACAGAACGTTTGTTGCTTTGCTTTCCGGAAGATGTGATTTTATGAACACTATGTATATTTTCATTATCACATGATGATAATATTGGGTTTACTAAATGCAAAGCGGTTCTATCAATCGGTAAATATTTTAGAAAAGTATGTGCTTGTGTGACTAGTTCCTTTGATTGATGTGGATTTCGTTTGAATAGTAAGTAAATAGTGAGACCTAGAAACCCGTAAAAAGCCATTTGAACATATTTTTTATTGGCACTGTACATTTTTAATAAATAATTGTCATAATATGCGTTATATATAAAAAATGATGTGATGACAAATACCCATAACTCAATTCTCATTCTATTAGATTATTCATTTATTTTATTTATTTTTTCAATTGCTAAACAACCAATTTTTTTTCACAATTTCCGGTTTTTTTGTTCCTTCTGGTACCATTCTGACATCTTTTACGCTTGTTCATGGTTTTCATACGGTTAAAAGAACTCTCACAATTTCCAGTTTTTTTATTTCTTCTGGTACCATTATGACATCTTTTTGCTCGTTTGTTCAATGTTTTCATATGTTTGTTACTTTTTGACAAACTTTTTATATGGTCAATGCGGTGCTGTATTTCTTTCATGGATGGGGGATTTGTCTCCATTAATGGTGTTTTTGAGTGAAGTGCTTTCAAAGAGGATTTATGTTGGATAGTTGAGCCGGTTTTCACAACAGGGGTGTCAAAATAGTTGTTGAGTGACTTTAAATCATACATTAGATGTTTCAAACTAATAACTTTGTCAGCATGATCGATCATATATTTGTATAATATAGTTGATACTTCTTTTCTGAAATTGGCGATAGCGTCGGAATTACCGTTCTTAAATTCAAAACGCGATCGTGTAAGTTCTAACAAGTTAAAGTAACAGGTTAATATTCCCCAAACGTCACAATTTTGAGCATACACTTCATAAAAATATTTGTAATGATTGAAATATCCAACTTCATCATAGAATTTCACGACACTTTTTGCTATATAATCAAAAAAGGCTTTCTTTGGAGAAATACCCATATTTAAGTTTTTCAAAATTACCTCAAACATGAAAAGTGTATATTCAATATGTCCATTTCCATACTGCAATTTATAAGTTTCAAAATTATCTTGAATTACATTTGATACTTCTTCCACGGTCAGCGACTTCTTTTTGTCTCGACCAGCAAAATGAATCGTGAGTTTATTTATGTAGAATGAAGAAAAAAGAATATTAGAAGAAGGTATATTGAATTGAACCGGTCTCCACTCACATTCTGTGTCAATCTTCTTGGTTGAACTAGATGAATACCTAAATGCCAACCCCCAATCAATAATTCTACATGTTAAGTCATTGTCAACCAAAATATTTTTACCCTTTATATCTGCGTGCACCAAATTGTGATTGTTAAATACCTGCACCGCATTCTTGATTAGTTTAATCAGGTTGTTATTTATAGTGGAAAAATTGGATCCCAATTTGTTAGATTTAAAATACATTTCGAGATCGGACCCTCCATATGACATATTCAAAATAGTGTATTTATCTATATTTGATTTTGCACTATCGAATTTAGAGCACTTGTCATCGAACTGTTCCAAATCACTTTGTTCTAATTCGGATGGCTTACATATACTTTCTGGGAGCAATATGTAATTTTTAAAATGAGAAATTTTTTTCAAAATAGGTAAAATATCTTTCGTTTCATCAAATTCATCCTTTGCTGCGTGATTTTTTAATAATTTACTAATACCATCATATCGATTTCCTGTTTTGCATTTTAACGCAGGACTAAAAACACATCCGTAACCTCCCGATGCTATTGCTTTACCACCTTTCATCGTTGTATATATGTATGCAAAATAAAATGTTCCGTAAATATACATAAATGAGTTATTTTGAAACGTTGTATGGGGAAATTGTTGACAAAGAGAAACTCATCCATGTTATCAAGGACCACACGAATGATTTGAATAACGTTTTATTTTATGACCTCGGTTCTGGATATGGTAAAATCTGTTCTGAATTTCACAAATATTTTATGGGTTGTTATGGAATTGAATTAGTAAAAGAAAGACATATATACGCTGTACAACATAATTCACATCCAAATGTATACTTTTACAACAAAAATTTATTCGATGTACACTTAAAATCACCTTGTGTGGTACTCCTAAATAACTTATGTTTTGGCGATGGGACCAACAAACGGTTGAGCAATAAAATATTGGATGAAGTAAATGGAGGTTCATTAATTATTGTAACAAAACAACTTCATCGGCTAGATGACAAGTATAAATCGTTTTACAAAATAACATGCTCCTGGGGCGAATCCGAAATTTATGTGTATAAAATTTAATACATGAAATAGCATAAAATCAAAATAAATACAATCGTCAGCGCATATGTGTAAACTTTTTTCCAACGAGAGAAGTGACTTTCAATTTCTTCCTTTTCTTTATATTGATCATAATAATTACTCATTGCATCTGACAACGATAATTTCTTTTTACCCAAAATCACATTTATTCTATTGTGAATGAAATGAATCCATCTTGTGAACATTTCCCGGGAATCTAAATAGGGAGTGACGGGATACTTATCCAACAATTTGGAGAATTTGTTTCCAATTCGTTCATCCGGAATAAAGAGAGGTAAATTTTGTATGAATTCGTAATATTTTTTTTTGGTGATGTTGTTTGGTTTGATTGGATATGATATAGCAATAGTAGTGAGGACGAACCAAAAATGGGGTCCCCATATATGTGATTTCAACTTCATACTATTTATATATATTATATGAAAGGATACGAAACGAAAATTATTGTTTTATAATATGTGCTAAAGTTAAATATATTGAAATAGGTATTAAGAATTTCTCGTGTATGAATAATAACCGATATATACTATGAAAAAAAATATATTTAATTTATCTAAATATTGCAATAATTGTGGAAAACATGGTCACACACAACACGAATGTGTTTTACCTATTATAAGTGTAGGTATCGTATTGTTCCGTTTCGTAAATGGTAGGGTCGAATACTTGATGATTAGAAGAAAAGAAACTTTCGGATACTGTGACTATGTTAAGAATCGTTCCAAAAATTACAATCGGACCTTTTTGAAGAACGTGATCGACGAGATGACATTAAACGAAAAAGAATATATACGCGGAAAGTATCATGATAACATGACACAAGATTTAATTGAACATAGTAACACCATGTGGAATGAGCCCGAATGGGGATTTCCGAAAGGGCGCAGAAATAGTGGAGAGAAGGATCTAGACTGTGGACTACGCGAGTTCCACGAAGAAACAGGGTTCGCTTTGTCGGACATTCATTTGATTGAAAATATTAGTCCATATGAGGAATTATTTATTGGTTCCAATTTAAAGTCATACAAGCAAAAATATTATTTAGCATACACGGACAATGATGATAACGAGCTCCTTCATAACTTCCAACGTTCTGAAGTATCAAAAATGGAGTGGTATTCTGTTGAAGATTGCAATACAGTCATACGACCATATAACTACGAGAAAATAAGACTTATCAATAACATTCACAAGACCATTTCTTTATACAAGTGTGCCAACTTTTTGAAATGAATATGATATTAATTTGAAGTTCATAATATAAAAATTATTTGATTATATATATAATATATAAATGGAATCAAACAATTACTTAGATTTGAAAGAAGAGTTAAATGCGACAAGTCAAGTGCCTGGTTCTTCCTATCCCATATATACAGACCCTAATTTCAATCTGAAAATTGCTGGCAAATCAGAGTTTCAAGAAATATACGAACCGTCGAAATTGTCTCTCGAGGAATTGTTAGAATATGATAAAGATCGAGAAACGACTACTTTTTCTTTAAACTCGCATCAACTATTTGTCAGGAATTTTCTCTCTTTAAATACACCATATAACAATCTGTTGCTTTATCACGGGTTAGGTACAGGTAAGACATGTACTTCTATTGCGGTTGCTATAGAAAAAATTAGATACATGCGAGATACCAACGTACATCATAAGATAGCAGTAGTAGCCAGCCCTAACGTACAAGATAATTTTAAAAAGGAACTATTTAGTGAAAAAGATTTGAAGGGATCTGATGACGAATGGCGTCTTATTACATGTGTGGGTAAGGAAATACTTGAGATGGTCCATCCTACAAATGATACCATTGACAAGCAACGACTTGTCATAAAAATACAGGCTTTTATCAGCGAATGGTTTGATTTTGTAGGATACACAAAGTTTTCGAATATGATTACTGAAGCGATGAAAAAAGATAATATTGGTTCGTTTAATGATAATTTAATCATAATTGATGAAATTCACAATATACGCGTGAGTGAAGATAGTAAAAACAAGCGTATAGCTGAAAGTTTGGTGACCCTCGTGAAAAATACGAGAAATGTTCAATTACTGCTTCTGTCGGCTACTCCTATGTTTAATGATTATAAAGAAATCGTATGGTTAACGAACCTCATGAATTTGAACGACAATCGTCCCATAGTTGCCATAAAAGAAGTATTTGATTCGAATGGGAATTTTGTCGTAGACGATTCTGGTGAAGAAATAGGGTTGAAAAAATTTGTCAGAAAGATATCGGGATATGTATCATTTGTTCAGGGAGAGGACCCCATTAATTTCCCATTCCGAATATTCCCATCACAGTTTGATGCAAAGCAATCTTTATTGAAGTCATCGTATCCTACAATACAATTTGATGGTTCTGATATAGTGGTCCCTATGAAACATATTGATTTGTATACTGTACAATTGAGCGAATACCAAACAAGTGTGTATGAATATTTCATGCAATCGTTAAACTTGTCCAAATTGAACGAGGATGGGGAAAAAATAGGATATCAGAAATTTCAAATTCCACTCAATATTTTGAATATTTGTTATCCCAACGAACTATTTGACGATATCCAAACAGATAAAACCATAAAAGCCCATAAAAATGATATTGTCAACGGACTTGGAAAAGATGGTTTAGAACGTATATTTCAAAGTGTCCAGTCTTTGCCTTTTGTCTACGATAAGGAGTATGTTGATAAATATAAGCGCATCTTTTCTCCATCTGAGATCATAAAATATAGCACGAAGATAAAAAACATATGTGATGCCGTGACTACTTCAGAAGGTGTTACGTTAATCTATTCCGAAAAAATATATTCTGGTGTTTTACCTGTGGCCCTAGCATTGGAAGAAATGGGATATGCTCGTCATGGAACTGCCAATTTACTTTCGAATAAGAAAAATGCGCAATTAAAGTATGCTATGATTACAGGAAATTCTCTCTACTCTCCAAGTAACAAGGCAGAAATAGAAGCGTGTGTTCATCAAAATAATATGAATGGAGATAAAATAAAGGTAATTATCATTTCCAGAGCCGGATCGGAGGGAATAGACTTAAAATATATTAGAAATGTTCATATCTTAGAGCCATGGTACAACATGAACAGAATCGAGCAAGTGATTGGGCGTGCAATTCGTAATAGAAGCCATATATTACTTCCGCCCGAAAAACGAAATTGTTCAATATATTTATACGGAACTCTTATGAAAGGCGGTGTGGAAAGTATTGATTTATATATATATAGACATGCCGAGGCAAAATCAATTAATATAGGAAAGGTATCACGTGTTCTTAAGGAGACTGCAATAGATTGTCTATTAACAAAAAAAGAAGATGTACGCTATTTCAAAAATGATGTTACACATATACCCCAATTGCTTTCGAATAAAGAAAGAATTTCATTTGATATACGACAAAAACCTTTTTCTTCAAGTTGTGATTATATGGAATCATGCACATACAAGTGCATGATGTACGATAAACAGTTTCAAAAACTTGATTTCAACGATGATACGGATATGACTACGTACAATAGTCATCATATCGCATTGAACACAAACAATGTGGTGATGAAAATTAAGGATTTATTCAAGGAGAAATACGTGTATACCAAATATGATATCATTAATAGAATATGCTACAATAAACCTTATTCTATACGTATTATTGATACAGCCTTGAACGATTTAGTATCAAACAAATTAATGGTTGTATTTGATAGGTACCAACGCCAGGGAAAAATCATTAAAATAAACGATATGTATTTGTTTCAACCAGGCGAAATTGCAAATACGTCCATATCACTAGAAGATCGAAGCAAACCCGTCGATTACAAAAATGAGAAATTGTTGATCAAATTTAAAGAAGATCAAGGTAATGAAGATAATGATGATAAAAATAAATCAAATAGCGAAGAAAGAGACGAGTATGCCATGGAAAAGAGCTTTATCAGAAACGTAGTTGATTTAGTGATAGCAATGAAAAAAATTATGCAAGATCAACCACTAGTAAAAATGGCAAACGAAGAAGATATAATTGACGGTGACAACATATTGGAGATAAAAAATGTCGTCAATGCGATTGGCTTGAAGCGTTTGGGTGATGAATGTGAGACAAATGAAGAATGCAAGAACAAAAATTGTCAAGATGGTAAATGCACGAGGATGAAAAACAAGAAGAAAACCGTAAAGGATGAGCGCATTGAGGAAATATCTATTATTGGTGGAGATAAAACGTCAATGACTTTGAATGATTATGTCACTATTTCTGTAGAAATGGTATTTGATCAACTTCCATATAATTATAAGATGCAAATAATGAATCTTATATTGGGCCTTGATGAAAATACAGTAAATGAGTTTGCAAATTTATATGAAAATGAGATTAGTAGTATGGAAGTAGTGAATGTGTTTCGTAGATATATTGAAGAAAATACAATAACAAACGAGTTTGATATGAAAATTTTTGTACTGGGATATAATAAAAAACTATTTATAACTTCATATAATGACGATAAATGGATAGAAGGAACAGATGCGTTCATAAGTCTCTTTAAACCTATCATGGAAAAGATGGTAGAAAAATATAAAAAACCACATAATTTTTATCATAATATTGGATTGAAACTTTACAATTCGGATACTTCTATTTTCAAAATCAAAGACACAACTAACAAGGACGTGCATAATACTGGGTTTCGATGTGCAAATGCTAAGAAAGCGTCAATTAAAGAAATATTGTACGATTTATTTGGAGATAAGGAAAAAATAGATGCTTTAGTTAGTAATTCGAAATACAAGGTTGCTGGGTTATGTAGATTGATTGAATACAAACTTCGCTTTATGCAATATGAAAGTGAAAATAAAATTTATTTTGTAGATACCATCCATTCGGGTATAATTCAACACTTGAATATTTTTAAGATATAATAATGTTTAAAATTGATTTTGAATTAAACATTTTATACATATAATATATAATGTTGGAAACGGATCAAGAGAAAACTAATATTAACCCAGAGAAAACATATATGAAAATAGATACAGATAGTTCTACAGGAACCGCTCCTCCACCACCAACGGAACCCTATCCCGAAAGTGATACATCGAAACATAACCCTCTAGAAACCGCAAAAATGAATATAAAAAAGGTCCAAGGTGATTCTCTAGCATCTTCGTCAAGTAATCAATACATGACACCAACCGAGATGGAAAAAACAGGTTATCAACCGCAGACCCCTGATACCTCACCAATGACAGAATTAAAGGATAGTGAATTTGTACCTCAAACGCCATCCGACACCCCACCAGAAGACGATATCCTTCAAACTGACCTTCCTGGTGTTGGCGAAGAAAAGCAAGAGCAACCGGTCGACGAAGAGAAAGAAAAACAATTGGAGCTTTTGAAGCAAACCTATTTGGATATTACCAAAAAAAAAATGAACAGACAGAAAAATATATTTTGTCCGGTGATTGATACTGAGAAGGTTGTCTTACCAGTCAATCAATTAGATAAAAACTATCAAATCAAACTAAAATCATTACTGCAGAAGAAACTCGAAGAAAAGTGCAATAAGCATGGTTTTATAAAAGAAGGTAGTGTAAATATCATCTCCATTTCGTCAACAAACGTATACGGTAAAAGTGCGGAATTTTATGTTACATATCAAGCGTTAGCATGTAATCCAGTTGAAGGCATGATCGTCGAGGCATCCGTTCTAAACATTACAAAGGCAGGTATTCGCGCGGAGTTAATAAATTTCGACAAATCTCCGCTTGTTATTTTCATAGCCAGAGATCATCACAATAACAGTAATTATTTTAACAACTTGAAAGAAAAAGACACAATCAACGTGACAATTATTGGTGTTCAGTATGAATTACATGACAAGTTTATCTCAGTTATTGGTGAGTTGCACAGAATGTAACGGTGAAATGAAATAAAATAATTATTAATTTTTAATTATTTTATATCAAATTAAGTAGGAACATATATATTATTAATATACAGTGTATATAACTATGTATTCTTTATTTTTTCATTTATCCGGTTTAGCATTGATAGAAATTATATTTTATTTTAATTACATAGGTCCTATGGAAACATACGTATTCAAAAATGCTATTGAACACGCGGGAAGTTATAATTCTGTAGATGATGAGGAAAATAACGCCCCTATAATTCATATTATCAATCCTTTTAATTCATCACAAATATTTGAATTCGACACAAACGTAGAATCGAATTACTCCATTCACCTTCGAAATAGTGCACAACAAGCCACTTATGAAAGAAACCGATACAATAAAGAATTATATGATCTGTCTCTCGTTTACTGGACATATTTGATGTCATTTTCTATCATTGTATTCTGTTCTGAATATTCTATTCGATACATGTTATTCCTACAAGAAACGAGAAGAAACCATTATACTAATGATGAAGATGACAGCGCATCTATTGAAATGACGAATTTAGAAGATGAACCTTTGAGAAATAGAAATCGATTAGATAGTCTAGAAGAGTCATACGAGACAAATGATACGAATATTACTGATATCATACCCATAGATACTAATGATCATGATCAAGATCAAGCATCATTTATTAACTGGAGTAATGTACGCAAAATTGTGATTGAAGCAACCGCTTATAATTCTGCGTTAGCGGCGCTCGTTTTGACATTTGAATATTTGTTTTTTACTAACATCATTCTACGATACAAAATAATATCATTGGATGAGATTACGTATGTGCTTTTTCAAATTTTGAATTCGTTGATTTATCATTTTGTTGAAAACGAAATGAGACTTATTGGTCAATAATCTCTATAGAGTTTACATTTTCTGTATTGTCTTCTCTTCCCTCTTCACTTTCATTCTGTATTTGATCATGTGTTTGAGCTACATAATCTGCTGATTCGTTTTTCTTGTATACAAAATACAAAACGAATATAAGAAGATTACAGACAATAGGCATAGAAAGCGAGTAGACCAATAACTTATCATTTGTGAGTGTTCCATATACTAAATATAATACATCACTTTGTAAATGTAAAATGAAAAAGAGTGGGTTCAAATCTCGAACCTTTTCCGTGCGTATAATTTGTACTAGTTGAGGTATCGATGTAATGAAGCCTAGCACACCAGCTGTATATGCAATTATGTACAATTTAGTACTCATTACTTTTTATGGTATCATTTGTTTATATCTTTTGTCGATTTAATGTTTTGATATTTAGTCAACGGTGTCCATATCTTTTTGAAACGCCATAGTTTCACATGGTAATACATGATTTTCGCTATAAAAATACCGAGTCCTAAACCAACTACTATTTGCAAAATGTTGTGACATTTTTTCATGTATCGTGCGAGACCCATTAATATGGTGGGAATATGATACATACCAAATATTATTGCATTATTTTCACCCGAATGATAATACAAAAGTGACATATAAACACTTGTGCTAGCAACATGGCCCGATGGAAAACCGGAGTCGGATTCCACTAGTCCACCGGTATTCATAATACTACAATTACACGCATCATCTGGTCGTTTAAATGGAATAAACGTCGAACTAGTTGTTATAAATTTAAATAGTCTCTCGATAAGAAGGGTACCGAGCAAACTTATAGGATATATTATTTGACCACTTATACCTTTGTAGATAACATCTACGGCAATAAAATGGGTGAACAGGGATATAACATCATAAATAGAATTAATAAGTATCATAATGATATAATATTATTAAATATTATATAATTTGATAATATAAAAAAAATGTCAATCAGTAGATTTAATATATAGACATACAATAAATGAAGGTTCCATTTCGGCCATTTTCATTGGCAAACGGTCTCATAGTGGCCCCACATGGAATTACGGATTTATTCCACGCCGTTGAATACAAAAATATGATACCTTTATCTCAAATATATACATCCTCTTTTAGTCTTATTCCCATTTCGGATATTCTTATGAATTATGATAACCATGTCCGATTACTGGACGTTGTTTTTTTATTGTCTGCTATAATTCATTTTCGCCATGATATGCCGAGTGTATCACACAACAACAATCCTATTCGGCGAGAATTATTGAGTACATTACTGATTATGATGTCACCTTTATTGGGAATGAACATGTTTTCTCTCTATATGATATTTCGACATGTTCCTCTTCATTATAAAAAATGTTGGCCTCTCGTACAAAAATACAAAATACCTATGATCCTGTCTATATTCATATTATCCATCCCAGGATACTATATGATAGATAACTTCGAAACATTATCTCATCTTGAATACAGTTTAATGGAGTCCACGATTGTAGCTCATATTGTATATAACGAAATGTATATTGATAATCAAACCGATAAATCATAAGATATTTTATGACAAGTGTGCGGAGTAGTCAACAAAAATATTATATTGCCAATTATAAGTAAGATGATTGTCTTGAGTATAGATGTAGGTATTAAAAATTTAGCAGTTTGTTGTCTTCAAGTGGATTTGGATAATAAAAAATATGAGATAATTGACTGGAATGTACACGATCTGTGTAAGAACGAGGTAAAGCTATGTGGGTCTACAAACAAGAAAGGAGAGATTTGTGGAAAGCGAGCAAAATATATAAAGGGCGATATGTATTGTTGTAAAACTCATGCAAACACTAGTGAATTTTTCGTACCCACAGCTGAAATGAACATGAAGAATTTAAAGAAAAAACGTATATCTGAATTATATTCATTGGCTAAAAATTACAACATAGAACACGAGGAAAAAGTTACAAAATCAAAACTACTAGAATTGTTCGAGGAAAGCATTAAAGGGAAATACTTCGAAGTGATTACAACTGTGAAAATAGATGATATGCACATGGTCACTATCGGAAGAAATATAGCCAATATTTTCAACGAAAAGTACAAACATTTAAATATTGATCATGTAATTATCGAAAATCAAATCAGTCCGATTGCCAATAAAATGAAAACTGTTCAAGGTATGCTAGCGCAATATTTTATCATGACCTCTCTATGTGAAATAGCATTTGTTTCATCAATAAACAAATTGAAGAATTTCGAAGGATGTCAAAATTTAACCTACAAAGATAGGAAAAAGAAATCCATAGAAATTACTCAGGAACAGTTAGTAAACAATCAAAGCCAATCGTTTCAAGATGTATTCAAAAAAAGTAACAAAAAGGATGATTTAGCCGATAGTTACCTTCAAGGTGTATGGTTTATTAATGAAAAGATACTAAGTTGAAAACTGTTTCGTGTCCCTTACTTTAAACGTGATACTCCCTTTACGCAATACAAATTATATATATTATGTTGCGTAATACTTAAAATTATTTGTTCTACTTACATCATAATGGCAGATCCAGAGATTATTGATATCAGTGATTTAGGCTCAAATGAATTAGGAATGAGTAAAGATAGTGATTTAAAGTCGACCAATTTTGGTCCAGGTATCGAACTATTAATGAACGAAAGAAAATCAAAATCCACTTCTCCCTCTCATGAAGTTTCCAATGATAATGATATTGTAGACTTAGAAAAAGAATTGAATGATTTAACCGAGACAATCGATTTGAGCTCCCTTCCTGTTATGGATTCGAGACCATCCGTTGAATTTAGTCTACCTACACCTCAATTGGAAACCGTTGATTTAGGTGAGGAAACATCAAGAAAATTCGGTGAAGAAAAAACTTGGGACGGGTTTGGTAAATTTAACGACATCCCGTTGAATCCAGACAAGCAAGTTTCTGCACAACCAGCTATGAGTAAGGAGGAAACCTTGCGCGAAAAATTTAGTTACCTCCGCAAGCTAGAAATGTTGGAAAAGAAAGGTGTGGAGCTTTCGAAGAAATACAGTATCGACTCTAATTTGATGGAAATGATGGGCGAATACGAGATGATTATGGCGGAGAAGGAAAGAAAGAATTCTGTCAAATTCCAGGGAAATATGTTGTCTGCCCTGATTAATGGTATTGAGTTTTTAAATGGACGTTTCGATCCATTTGACTTTAAGTTAGATGGCTGGAGCGAGCAATTCAATGAGAATATTGATGACTACGATGAGATTTTTGCAGAGCTACACGATAAATACAAATCGAGTGCCAAAATGTCTCCTGAAATCAAATTGATTTTCCAACTATCTGCTTCTGGAATGATGGTGCATATGAGTAACACTATGTTCAAGAGCGCTATGCCTGGAATGGACGACATTATGAGACAAAATCCCGATCTTATGCAGCAATTTAATAAAGCAGCGGTCGATAGCATGGGAAAATCTAATCCAGGATTTTCCGGGTTCATGAACAATGTGATGAACCCCGAACCTGCTGTATCCAATCGTGGAGCCCCACCTCCACCAATTGAGACCCAGGAGAAGAAACTTCAATCTAGGAGAAGAGTAGAAGAGACTGAATTTATAAATAGACGTCCAGACTTGAATGCTAGTAGAGGAGGTGTTGATATTTCGAACAACGCGGAGTCTGCCGATGTCTTGGATAAATCAAGAAATGAATCCAAGTCTGTAAAAATTCCCGCTGTACGCCCCGAAATGAAAGGACCCAGCGATATATCTGACATTCTATCCGGACTAAAGCCCAAGTCTACTAGCGAGGCGAATATTCCTGTCATGGAGAAAGAGGAAAATGGAAGCACTATTAGCATCAGCGAATTGAAAGAACTTCAAAGTGAAGGAACAGTTCCAAAAAAATCCAAACGCAAACCTAGATCCAATAAAAATACCATCAGCTTAGACATTTAATATAGCAAATTTATTTCAATTATGACCAACATTATATAGTATTGATCATAATGACACTATTTCATTATATTTTCTTCTCTTTTTATTGTATAAATGAATAAATTACAATTAGCACGTCAAGATCTCGAAGCCACTATGACTAAGAAATATGATTTAGTCAATACTACGTTTTATATTACCTACGCGTTCCTTATGACCACCGCTACCATCACTTTCATCGAAGCACTTCGCACCAAAGACGTAAAAGTGCGTAATATTTTGAACTTGGAAACATGCATTTCGGTTGTGGCTACCTTCTTTTACGCGAATTTCGTAGAAGATATAAAAACAGAAGATCGTAGTTTTGAGAAAATAAATATCACCAGATACACAGACTGGGCCATCACCACCCCCATCATGTTGTTGGTATTGGTATTGGCTATTTTGTACAACAATAAAGCAGGTGCAATGAATTTCTTTTCATATCTCATCATATTAGCTCTTAATTATGGAATGTTGGGTGCAGGATACTTAGGGGAACTCGGGTTTATGGATAGAACAAAAGCCAACATTAGCGGGTTTGTCTTCTTCATTGCACTGTACGGATATATATATCAACAATTCATGAGCCAATCAAATAACAGAGATAACAAAATACTTTTCTGGAGTTTCGTGATACTTTGGGCGTTTTACGGCGTCTTCTATCAAACTGAAACTGTCACGAGAAATGTCGGATACAACGTATTGGATCTCTTCTCCAAATGTTTCGTAGGTATATTCTTTTGGGCTTACTTTACAGGAGTATTTAAACTGTAAATCCATTTGATACTTTTCCATTACATAGAATTATTGTCGTTGTCATCTCCGTCCTGACTTTGATTGTAAATAGATGGGATATCACCACTGTAGATTTCCAGCACTTCTTTCACTACATCCTCACGTTGAATGTCAGAATGCTCGAATTCAACACTACTAATACTAGCCGACCGTTTTCCCTTGAACTTGTGTAAGAAATCTTCTAAACCATTTTGTTCGTTTTCTCTGTCGTGTTGATCTAAATCTCCCGTTATGACTAGCCTACTATTATCACCTAAACGGGTCATTAACATTTTCATTTGCGAAACAGTCGAGTTTTGCATTTCATCTGCTACAATCCAGCAGTTTTTGAATGTTCTTCCTCGCATGTACCCCAACGGAGCTATTTCAATCGTTTTCTCTTCCATTAAAATAGATACTTCTTTAGGTGTAAGAAACATATATAAAATGTCATATATCGGTCGGACCCATGGTGCCATTTTTTCCTCAAGGGTTCCAGGTAAGTAGCCAAGATCTTCATCGACTGATACCGAAGGTCGTGTAAAAACGAGTTTTTCATAAGTACCCATCAAAAAATACTTTACAGCAGTCTCGGTTGCAAACATTGTTTTTCCGGTTCCAGCAGGCCCAGTTGCCACGACAATTTTCTTCGATTTTTCACTCAACATGTTATAATAATCAGTCTGTATACCGTTTTTAGGTTTTGTAAACTTTTCTTCCAAAGACTGTATTTCATTGGCAGACAGGTATTGCATCATATTGTATGACTGATTTAATAAAGACCCGTCACTCTCACTCTGTTTTTTTTCGTAGTTATAATCCAGTAACAATTCTTTTTCTGACGGCTTCTTTGTCTTGCGATTTTTCTTTTGGGTCTCCATAAATGGACCCCCCAGAACAGAATCACCTTTTTTGCTCATAATCCTAAACTTACTATATACAGGTATTATATTTTGGACAAATATAATTATGGACACCTGAGGAAAGATCGTATGAGCACTATAAAAAGTAATAAACCCGTCTAGAAGTTAGTATTGAAGAACATGTATTCTGAATTATCTATAGTATATTCGTATTAATTTTCAATAGCGATATTCACCTTCTATTTCGTAACTGACGTTGCCTCTCCTCGCAAACCAACGAAACAAATAACAGCACTGATACTACTATAGCTCCAATCAAAATTATTGCCATTTTTACTTCGTTTTACTAGTTATTAATGTACGATTTTAAAGTGTCAATTTTTGTAATATACACTAACCTATATATATTTTCTCCCATAAAAAAATCTAACCCTTTAGTATATGGGTAAAGAATTCGAAATAAAAGTTATCGATCTCGATGCAGAAAAGTTCAAACATATATTGCAACAGAACAACGGGAAACAAATTCACCCAAAGCATAAAATGTATAGACATGTCTTCAAACATCCCAATCCTGCAGTAGACGGGTTCGTTCGCTTGCGCAAAGAAGATGAAAACAAAACGACGTTAACTTGTAAAATATTCAACCAGAGCAAATTTCCTCAGGAATACGAATTGAACATTAACGAACCGTACGAAAAAGGTCTCGAGTTTCTAAAAAAATCAGGACTGGAGCTTAAATCATTCCAGGAAACTGCACGCGAAAAATGGTCACATCCATTAGCAAAAGAAATAGTTTTCGATTCGTGGCCAGGTATCCCAGAATTTATTGAATTCGATTGTGAATCGGAAGATGATCTGAAGGAACTCATTAAAATTTTTAATATAAGTAGAGAGAATATTCGTTACGATGGAGTGGACAGTTTATACGAAGAAAAATACCATATCCCAAAAAAATCATTCAATACTCTCCCTGTTCTAACGTTCAATAATTACACAAAAGAAATTCATGGAGGTATGAAAAAACGAAGAAAAACAAAACGTCGTGGACGTAAAGGCAGTACGAAAAAATCGAGAAAGCGAGGATAAAACATAATATAAAATAATATAGACACAAATGTAGTATATCTTTATAAAGTATATGTATTACAGTAGAATGTCAAACGGGACTTTTCAAAAATTGGTTGCACTTCGCGTGTATCCTTGGCCTAGAAGCACTAATAAACAAGTAACGACAGCAATCAACAATTACAATAAATATTCCAAGAAAAAATACGAAACTACGACCCCAAGAACTATATTGTATAGAAAAAACAGTCGTATCTAAACCATATACCAGTCTCAGTGACAATATTTCCATTTTTTAAATTATTTGCATTATAGTATACATGTCAATAATTTCTCACGATAAAGTATGCGATCTTGCCAAACTTACCATGTTAGTCTATGAATACGGTAACACATTTGTCATGGATAACCAATGCACAGTAGAAACATTTGTGGCCAATTTAAACAATGAGAGCCATAATATACAAAATGAAACTCGCGTAAAAGCCATCAAAGATCTCTCTACGTCCTCCCCTCATGGATACGTTCATAAATTTTTTTCCGTAAAATCCACCGATCTACAAGTTGGTATCACAGTCAGTGAAAGTAACAAAAGAATTACTGTCGTATTTCGCGGGTCCGAATCAAAATATGATTGGTATTACGATCTTGCGTTGTTAAAAACAAAACTACACGATAATGTGTATGTTCATGGAGGTTTCCATAGTCAACTACACGGCGATCAGATGTACTCTAAATTATGTGCTGAAATATTTGAATTAGCAAGTGCAAACAGAGATTATGAAATTTACATCACAGGACACAGTTTAGGTGCTGCCTTGGCCACTCTGTTTGGTTATGAACTAGCTCGCGAAGACTATTTGAAAGAAAGTAAAGTGACAGTCGTATCTTTTGCCAGCCCACGTGTGGGTAATTGGGATTTCCGCGAAAGCTTTGATGCACAGGAAAACCTTGTTCATTACCGAGTTACGAATGATAGAGACGCTGTTACAGCTGTTCCAATGATATTCTTTCACCATGTGGGAACCAATATCGCACTGAGTGAAGATAAATGTGAGATATATGAAAATTATTCTTACAACACATGGTTCCGATATTCTTTGTTTTCATGTTTCAGCGTCAGCGATCACAATATCGATCTGTATCACGCGCGACTTTTAAAACACAAATGGTGAGAAAGAGGTTAGCATAAATAGTAGAACCCATATAAAACCTTCTTATCATATTTACATAACATGAATCTAAATATGATGTGGAAAATAATAATGAATATGATTTTGATGACAGCGTATATCAAACGATGGAGACGAGGAATCGCCGATTTGACGTTGAACCGTACAGAAATACTAAGAGTATACGATATTGTCAATCTCAATGGAGAAGATGTTTACTTCTTTGTAGATACTTAAAATACGCGACGAGATAGGATTTAGTTTTATTGGTTAAAGAAGTCTTGTGTTGGTGTGGCAGCATATCCCTCTGTTCCATTATATGACGTATTCATTGCTGTTGCACCTTGAAACATAGATTGATAATAACTATAATCCTTACCATAATTCAACACATCATCAACACCAACCTTATCTGTATTCCATACGCGAATATTCTGATCAAAATTTGTCGCACCAGCAAACATAGCAATCATATTAGCAACCTTTCTAGTATCCCAATTATTTAAAGGTTGATTAAACGATTCTGCACTTTGAAACATTCCCTGCATATTAGTAACCTTACTAGTATTCCAGTTTGTAATATCTCCATTAAACGATGCGGCAGTAATAAACATAGCATACATATTAGTAACCTCACTAGTAACCCACTCATTTAAAGGTTGATTAAATGATGATGCTCTCCAAAACATTTGACTCATAGTAGTAACCTTACTAGTATCCCATTTATTTAAAGGTTGATTAAACGCTGTTGCACCTCCAAACATACTAGACATATTAGTAACCTTACTAGTATCCCATTCCTCTATATTATCATTAAAGCCAGATTTTTGATTGAACAAGTTAGACATAGATGTAACCTCCGATGTATCCCATTCTCCAATAGGACCATAATAAATATCATTGCTAGGTTCTGTAAAAATGTCTTGGGTTGGATCAGATACCCATGAATTAACCGCCGATTGTATTGTACTATTAGTTAACGGGGATTTTGAAACAGGTTCTGGTTCTGGTTCTGGTTCAGGTTCAGGTTCTGGTTCAGGTTCAGGTTCTGGTTCAGGTTCTGGTTCTGGTTCTGGTTCAGGTTCAGGTTCTGGTAATCGATATTCAAAAACACGTACATTACCTGAATTTGAACCATTACCATCATTACAGTAAGCACCAATAGCAACAATGGTACCATCAGATGATAAACTTACTGAACCACTATAATCACCAGCAGCTTCACCATCAATATCCTCATCTATTTGAGACCATGAACTATTACTATATTGATAAATACGTACTTGGCCTGAATTACTACCATTACCGTCATTTGATGAAGAACCAATAGCAACAATAGTACCATCAGATGATAAACTTACTGACCCTCCACATCGATCATCAGCAGCTTCACCATCAATATCCTGACCTAACTGAAACCAATAGTAATTCCCCTGAGAAGGCTCCGTGTCTGTTACAATAATTGGTAGCGTTTGATTTGTATCTTGTACAAAAGAATTATACATATAAAGACCAATATCATCATCAGTGTACTGTCTATATTGATAGACTCTTACATGGCCTGAACTAGAACCGTTTCCATCATTACCAGTAGCACCAATCGCGACAATTTTACCATCAGATGATAAACTTACTGAATCTCCACTACCATCAGAATTAGCTTCACCAATAATATCACCACCTAATTTGTTCCACACTCCTTTATCATTGTCATATTGATAAATACGTACTGCACCTTTATAACTGCTATTTCCGTAAGCACCAGTAGCAACAATAGTGCCATTAGATGATAAACTTACTGAAATTCCACTCATATCATAATTAGTTTCACCATCAATGTCTTGTCCTAATTTGTTCCACTCTCCACTATCATTATCATATTGATAAATACGTACTTGGCCGGTATAAGTGCCAACACCACTAGTAGTAGCAATAGGAGCACCAATAGATAAAATGGTACCATCAGATGATAAACTTACTGAATATCCACTCTGGTCTCCTTCTTTTTCACCAGTAAAAGTCGGACCTAATTGTTTCCATATTTCTGTTTCATCATATTGAAAAACACGTACTTGACCTTTATTATTGTTATATTGGTTAGCACCAATTGCAACAATAGTACCATCAGATGATAAACTTATTGACCATCCACTCTGATCATCCGCATATTCACCATCAATATCCTGACCTAATTGATTCCATGAACTATTACTATATTGAAAAACACGTACTTGACCTGAAAGGCTCTTATGATCATCTCCATCATTACCGTAAGCACCAATGGCAACAATTTTACCATCAGAAGATGAACTTACTGAAAATCCACTCAAATCACCAGCAACTTCACCATCAATATCCTGACCTAATTGAAACCACTTTTCTCTTTCTCCATTTTGAACGAGTACAAAGTAACCGATATTCTTGTTGAACGTAGGCCTACTAGTTGTCGTGTCAATTACAGTCCATTTGTCTTCTGTCAATACTACACCATCGGCTACAGGTTCAGTAAGATAATATACTTTGTTGTATATTTGGCCAACAGTTAGACCTATACCCTTCATAAAAGAATCCAAATCACAATCAGTAGATGGTGATAATATATACCATCCAGTTTGCGTAATATTATTACCATTTGAAAATAAATTTGGAGTTGTCATATAATAAAGAGCTACATTAAAAGTATCTCATGATAGTAAAATAAAACTAATCTAAATTATTGCCCTAAATATACAGGAATATAATATCAGAACAAATGAGTACATAAATGAGTACATCAATTACATTGTAGGATGCTTCGCATAATTTATGTTTCTGATAACTTTTTTTATTTTTTTTGAATATTCTTCATGAAAAAATTCGAGGTACACCCCTGTTTTTTTTCATTCTCAGAGAAATAGAATTTCGTAAAATTTCAAAAAAAAGTGGTTCTTACCAGAATGCTCTTATTTCCGTTTTTAAATTTTCCGTTTGTTAGCATAACTTTTTTTATAATTTATCGCGAATAAGATTTAAGCGATTTTTTATGTACCATATATATGGTAAAAATGATACAAGAAAAGTCGCAAAAGTCGCAAAAAGTCGCAATTAAATATTGTTGTGAAAAATGTGACTATAATACATGTAAGATATATGACTGGAACAAACATTTGATCACAACAAAACACAAAATGATAACAAATGGTACAAATGATACACAAAAGTCGTCCAAAAGTCGTCATTTATGTGAATGTGGTAAATCATACAAACATCATTCTGGGTTATCTAGGCATAAAAATGCATGCACATACAAAAATTTTGAGTTTGAAGCGAGCGTATCAGATTCGGAATCACAAAGTAACGACAAGTTGGTTGATTATTTAATGAAGGAAAACAAGGAGATGAAGACGATGATGGTGGAAATGTGTAAACAGATGCAATCACATAACACAACAAATAA